CATCATTCCGGCCAGCCCATTCTGTACCGTACTAGACCTAACGAAATCGGTGTACTTGCCGCCTTCCTTCAAGCCATTGTTCGCAAGAATCTCGACGGCTTCCTTTTTAGCTTCGGGGGGCAAGCCTTCTTGGAGCTTGATTTTATCGTTCTCAACAGCAAACGGCCCGACTTGACTGACGAACGCGGTCTTCTCCTCGTCGGTCGTATTTGTTGCCGGAATGGTGTCTATGGCGAGTTGGCCATCGACGAAGTTCTGGTACTTCTTGATTTTATCGCTGTAATCGATATATCCAGAGAGGTCCTCGTCATGAAGCTTACCGGCAACGCCCTTGGGCCCATACCAGGCTTCTGGGTTTGAAAGAACCTCCTGCCGCATAGCTTGCGCTTCTTTGTTTGTGGTACTCACGTCAGGGTAGTACTTATCGAGCCATTCTGTCGGATTGATGGAATTCAAGTCATCGAACCGTTCGTCACCCGGATATTTAGCTTTAACATATTCGGCCATAAGGCTATCGATTTTAGCCTTTGTTGGATCGTCAACATAGGCTCGAAGATTAGATAAGCCCATAAAGGTTGCCTCATTGGGGCCCTTTTTATCTGATATCTTCCAGCCTTTCGGCCCGAATAGCGCCTCTAAAGTGCTTTTATTCCAGTTACTGTTCAGGTCTCTAGCGACAGATTTTACTTTGTTTTCATCCGAAAAGGCCAAGACCACAGCCTTAAGCATGGTGTCTCGATCACTGGTATAGGTATTAAGATCGTCTTCAATCTTTTTCCGGGTTTTGTTGCGGGCTTCGTGAGTCTTGTTCTGCAGGGTCTCATACTTCAAGATCAATCGAAGCATCGCGTCGTGAGACCTATCGCCTCGAACGCGACTTCTGTTCCTCGGATTCGACAGCGTAGCGATCTCTTTACGAATAGCGAGCAGCCGCTTGACTGGGTCCTGGTAGTCTCGCTCAACGGCCTTCACCCATACGTCAGTGGAGGGTCCAATCTTCTTTCGAAGCTCATCGGTAAAGGGCATGTCGGCCTCGCTATAAAGAACCTGCCATTAAAGTCAGGTCAGTTGTTTTGTCTAAGTATAAAACTATAAGGTTATCGCCGCTTGTGGCAGTCCCACCTGAGTTTGTGATTGTATCAGATGTAGCAATCGCAAACTCGGTTGTAAGATCAGTTAACAAGCCGGATGTACCGTTCTGCTCTAATACAGAAATAAGTTCGTCTCCAGTCCTTATTCCAGTGACCGTATGGGTTCCGGCGGCACCGCCGCTAATGATGGACAACTTAATCGGGTTGCTGATTTTAGAGCCACTGACTGCATCTGCGGCAATCAAGTCTCTATTTACGAAGCCGGATGAGAACAAAGACCTCATCCCGTTGGCAACTGAGATCACCCCCTCGGGCAGGAGCCTCTTGAGGATTGCAGCCGTAAATGAGCCTTCAACAAACTTTGTGCTGAGCAGAGACTCCGTGAAGAAGCCGTCTTCAATCTGCACTTCTTCAAGGGCTACTGGGCCCCGGTAAATAGACGTTTCATCTTGGGACGGTGTTGACGCTTCCGTATTGGCTATTTTTCTTGGAACGTATCGGCCATTGACCCATGGCATAGCGACCCCTACTTAACTTTGGGCGTCATGGTGTCGGCAAGCTCCGTCGCTGGGGTGAGCTTGGCTCTTTCGGCTGCTCTCTGGCCCATTACTGCATTGAACTTAGCCATTTTTGCCTTGAACAACTCATCAAGGCTTTGATCGGCTGCTGCCTGTTGCTCTAGTCCTGCTACTTTCCTGGTTTGAGCTTTTTTATACCTCTCCATGCGAGTTTTACCGAACACGTTTTTCTTTTGCCGAAGTTTTAGAGTCTGGGCAAGAAGCTTATCCCCTTCCTCTTTGGTCATTTCTCCACTTGAGACCTTAGCCTTGATGTCTTTAGTTTGGGCTGTGCCCATCTTCACAGCAAGCTTCTTTTGCCTCTTAGTTTGTCTCAAGGATTTCGCTTCACCACGGGCGGCCTTTCTTTCCAGCCCTGCCTCGTAGCTACTGGGCTTCAGCGCGGCCCCCAGAGTAGCTGCGCTTGCGATGGTATCCTTGGCTAGTTGTAGGCGAGCAGTTTGCTTGTCGTGCTTACCTTTCATTTTTAGCTGCTCGGCTTCAGTCTTCATTTCCTCGCCAATCTTTCTCTCCTCAAGGGAGCGCTCCATTTCTCTTGTTTCTTCTGCGCTCATATCTGAACCGGCCTGAACCATCTGAGCGCCCTTCCGGGTAAGCTCTATTGCCGCAGTGCCGGTAGGGTCCATGGCCGCCATCTTTGCTGCAGTGTCAAGGGCGCCCCGCGCTGCAGCCATCTTCGCGCCACGGGCGGTCTCAAGGCGTTCTTCTGCGCCCTCGCCGGCAGTATCTATAATATCCTGCGCCCTCTTGCTCGTCTTGGTTGCAAGCTCTGTAAGAAGCTTCGCTCCACCGATTCGATTGATGTAATCAAAAACATTTGCCGAATAGTCAGAACCGGCCCCAATTAAAGTGCCCCTAGTGTACTGCTTTTCGTAGAACGCATCCTCAAGGGCAAGCGCGTCCCGGTCTTCTTCGCTTAGTTTCAAGCCTTCTGACGATGATGGATCTGCTTTCTTTACCATGATTACCTCTATGTCGTTTTGCTCTGCGGCTGACCATACGTTCGAAGAATGTATGTATCAAACGGGCTTCCGGTTCCAATCGCCATGCTCTGCTGCATCGCGATGTCGGCTGTGGACACCCGAGGAGAAGGAATGGTCATATCATCCTTGGCCCCACGAGCAGCCGCCCCAGTTTGCTGTGCCAGCGCCCTACGCTCTACGCTTCGCTGCTTGGCTCTGAGTTTCTTTTCTCTGCGCCTTTGTCGTTGGGCTAATTTTCCAGCCTCGTCTTCTTGCTTGTCGGCCAGAGATGCACCAAGAAAGCCCAGGCCAGCGCCGATGACTCCGCCAGCAACCGCGCCCCAGGGACCAAACGCGGCACCTGTGCCGGCACCGCTCAGCGCCCCAGAACCCATCGACAATGCGTAGTCTTCAACAGCCATAAATATTCCTACCCGATCGTATCACTTGTAGTGTACATCTACGAAAAAATTCCTGCCATCAACGTAAAGATGTCGGGCAGTGCGAGCCTCAATAGTTCTCAACCTATACACGCACCTATAGGACACTTTGTTAATTCCCGGCTCAAGCTCGACCATGTGTGCAAATGATATTTGCTGACGACGGCAGTTGTAGCTTTTCTCGCCTCTATTGTATAGCCTTCGTTCGGTGTGTGTGTGAGCAATGGGCTCGTCGTCTTCAGGCCTCTGCACGTATAGCTTAAATATGGCAATGATTGCACCAGAGGCCTGCATGCGCGTATACGCGGCCATCTGGGTGGTAGAGAGGTCGTAGCCTTGGTTATCTCCAGCGCTAAGGTGTTGCGCCTGAGTCTGAAGCTTGTCATTCTGGAAATCAGTGCCACCGCTTGCGAATGCATACAGAGAGCCACAAATATAGGCACTAACCGTTTCGTCCCCCTTTACATCAATGGTCGCGGACATCCCGTCTACTGGTTGCCAAGCGGTATGGTGCAGGTCATCAACTGCTGAGCTACTAAACCCGTCGAGATCCGTAAAGTACATACCGCTTTGCTCATGCCTGAAATACCTATTCATCGAGGCCTGAGGCACATGCCTGTGGTAGGTATCGGAGGTAACGCCCTCAACCCTGGTGTTTCCGCCCAGATAAAACTCTGGCTTGATCAGGTGCCGTGTCTCAAATGCGTCTTCACGGACATCGGATGTGTTGGTTACTAATCCATCCGTTTCTGACGAAAGCGCATACTTAACATCGGTGGCTTTAATCCCACCGTTGACGAATCGCTCAAGCTCAGAAAACCTTGACCTGATGTCCTCGGCATCAACCTTATCTCCAGAGACAACCGTAGAACTGAATTTGTCTGGATTTACTGGCATTATCGCCTCACCTGATACATATGAAGGCTACCGTCAGTGATTGATGCAGGAAGGGGTTTTGGGGACACAGAGCCCTCGCTGCCGCCTGCGTCTGTATCGTCGGTCTTGCTGATCCCCACATCCATTCCTGACAGGTAGCACAGAATCCCAAAAGACTGTGTGGAGTTAGGGCTGCCGATGCTCGGGTGCTCGTAGAGGTAACAAGTAGTGTACGAGAAATAGCCCCCCAGCGGCAGCTTGCTTTGATTTTGCGCCGGGTCATGATGATCATAGGTATCACCAGGCTCATCAGCCGAGTTGAGGTCACCGCGATTGTCTCGATATTCCCAGTCTAAGTCTACCGTTCGGTCCCTCGGGATAAGTACGCCGGTATCAGCGGCGACCTCCTCAGCAGCCTCCTTAGAGCAAGAGGAAGCGCTTGGCACTTTTCCGCTGAAGGCTACTCGAAAATGTTGTTCCGTTGACCGCAGCCTTTTTGTATTGGCATTGATCGAGCCGCTTGTAATCGAGTCTTCACCAGGAAACTGAAACAGCCCGACCTTCATCACTGCCGGAACACCGTCGTAGTACGTTCTTGCGCCCATGTCTGGGATGTAAATGCGGCAGCTAGCCCTAATAATAAACTTCTCGCCTCCAGTTAAACCGGTAGCCGTAATGTTGTTGTTCTTTGGGTGTGTAAAGTTTTGATGCCTTCTTCCGGCGTAAAGATCAAGGGTAAAGTCGGAAAACGGGTCTATTACCCCATCTCCGTGGTTAATCTGCGCTCCCGAAAAAGTATGCTTGTGTGACGCCAGGTGGTCGTTTTTGGTAAGCGCTACTTCGTCTGGGATCTCATCGAAGCCCAGCGACTCATCAGCAAAGTTGGTTCCATCTAGCTTGTCGCAAACGACCTGTACGCTGGAAAAAGCCTCGTTGAAATCATCGGCGCTAATAGCATTATTAGACTTAAACTCTGGTACTTTAACATAAGGCATTATGCTTTCCTATACTGAACGACTAAGTTGCCAGAATGAACCGTGACATCTATTCCAAGGTTTATCTTATAGGCCCCCTGTTTTTCAGTTATCTTGATGTCTACCTGTTTGGATTTTGGCAGAGTATGCATGTTGTTGCGAGAAGACAGCGAGGATGTCGGAAAGAACTTGCCCTTCGTCTTGGCAACTCCATCTTTGGCTCTGATTCCCTGAGAGACTCCGTAGACATCTTGAATCATAGCAGCCGCCACTTCCGTCTTTATTATATTGTGTCCAGCCCTAACCGGTATGCACCCGCAGATATACACGCCCGTTCTATCGTTCCCATTATACTGCCACCCAGACTCAGCGACCTCAGACCCGTTCGCAGTGACCCGGTATCGAACAGCGTACCGATCAACGGGCCAATTCAAAAACTTGCCTTGTGGAAAATTGCGCCCCTTGAGTTTAGAGTCAAATGTTGTCCCACCGGGGCCTACCGCTTGTAGCGTATTGTCGTGGTGTAGCAGTCGGCCCGCGTCTGCGCCGGTCGAATCAGAGGCTCCCTCACCAGTGATTCCAAGCCAAGCTCCGGGGGGCAGAGTGGATTTATGGCCCCACAGCCGCTCACTATACAGAAATGGCTTGTGTTGCTTGACGTGAAGAACCCTCAGGGCCTCCTCTTCACTTAAAAGGCCCGTGCCCGTCCACAGGTGTGCAACAGAAAAGTCTACGATAATCCAACCATCACGCTCAGCGTTGAATTCAATCGAAGGCATTGTCCTCTCATCCACATCAGTGCTCACATACCCAGTAGTATTCTTGCTGCAGACAAAGGCTGACGAGGTTGAGTCCTCCCAGGCTGCATCAGACTCTATTGAAGCCTGAAAGACTTCGTTAAACGATTCATTTTTGAACTGACGCGGAGCAAGGCCGCCGGCTGTCTCAGACTCTGCGGCCATGTTTTCACGACTTAGATTTCCATTGATTTCATCAATAAATTCTTTGAAGTTCTGGTTCAGATCATCGGGTTCAATAATTTCTTTTGTTTCTGGACGAACGATTGGAAATCGGTACGACATTTTATCTCCTATTTGAACCCAGTACATCGGTCATGGCCCGAATGTTCTTCTGCTCGCCCATTTTGGCATCGACTGAATAACCGACAATCATGATTCTGTTTGGAAACTCATTTTCAATGTCTTGAAGGATTCGAATCGCAAACTCGGTGGTCAGGGTTTTGTGGGAGTGAGAAACATCAAACCGGATAACGACTGGACGATGGTAGCCAAAGGAAGCCTCGTCAAATCGAGCGGTGCCGTACACGTCAAGCTTTTCGCTCATATCGGTGTGTTGCTGTGTACGGCCCTTGTTGGAATCTAAAACAACCACCTGATTTCGGTTAATCTTGAAGTTCATCTTTATTGGCTCGTTACCAAAAGCAACGGCATAAATATTTATGTATGAAACATGGGCTCCGCTATAAACTCCATTTAGCTTTAACGGTACGGTTTCATAAACAGGGTAGTCTAAAATCGATTTACGAACGTCTTCTCCCACCCCGCGCTCTATTGTTACAGTTGAGCCAATCTCGTTTTTTCTCCTATAAAAAGGAGTGTAGACAAAGATTCCAGGCATTCTAATGTCATGGCTTCCAAAAAAAACAGACGTAGACGCACCCCTGGTCTCTATGGCGCACGACATGGGGTAGTTGTTTCTAATGCTCCATGCACCAACCTCGTAGTGCCACACGAGCAGCAGGTTGTTTTTTTCGCCTATGGTCGGAACGCACAGCCAGTATTCTTTGTCACTTCTGTTCAGGCAAGAAACGGCCCCGTATGAAGCAGTGATGCACAGCCTATCCATTATTTCTTTGATGGGAGTGCTCAGGTTTACAATCTCTGTTGGAGAGTTTGAGTCCTCCAGAAACCCCTTCATCACATGAACGCCCTTGTGCGACAGAAATGCGAGGCCGGTGAAAGGAACGTCCTTGATTGAGTTTGGAGCTATACACCCAATGTCGCGAGATATCGTCTGGTAGGTAAAGCCGCCGCTTGGTGTGGCCTTGATCAGATAGACGCCAAACTCCTTGAACACTACCAACGAGTTGGTGCTGGCGTACATGCCCGTGATCTTGCCGGCGTCAGAGTCTCCCAGGTCGATAATGTTACGCTGAGGGAATACTTCTGGCATGCCGCTGGCGCTGTAAAACAAGAGGTTGTTTGGGCCACCAGTCAGAAAGATTGAGTTTTTAAATGATGCAATGAACTTGGCCTGCATCGGATACCTGCCGAAATCGTAATCATCGGTCAGCGCACCCAGGCTGGAGTCAGGGAGGCCGTCTTCAAAATCAGTGGTCTCGTTGTCTTGGATCTCTCTCACAAAGTAATAGTTCTGACCGACCTCTGGCCCGAGTGGGTTGCCAAAATCATCCAACAGGTCC